GCGTTAGCACCACCACTATTAAAATTTAAGTAATTGCTTACTAAAGTTTGAGTAGTTGATGATGGTACTAGTGATCCAAATTGAGGACTTAATACACCCATTGTTTTTTTGTTTTTTTAATTGTTAAATTTACTTTTTTTAATTCTTAATTTTGAACTATCAACACCGTCTATAGCACGAACTTTTAAACCTCCAATAAAAATATCACCTTGTGTTTGGCGAACAGCAGAATCTGGATTTTTTGATCCTTCAACTACATTCATTATACCGTCTGATTTACCTTGTTCGTAAAAATGATTTACTATTTTATCTATATTTTGAGCAGCGTATATAGCTTTGTGATAACCTTTCGTATCTTTAACATTACCTTCTGTGTCTAGGAACTTCCCGACAAAGTTATTTAAATTTGATTGATTTTCTGCAACTGCAACAGGATCTTTGACACCATATTTAAACTTCTTTTCACCAACTTCGAAATCAAAACCTTTGAATTCATCAGTTAAAAGCTGTTTAGTGTTGTCAAGAAATCGCTCATGCCTTTGCGAAGCTACTTGTTGTTCGTCATTATAGCGGTTGAAAAAATCTGTAGCTTTTTGTTGTTCTTGATTTACGCCGGGTCTTAACTTAATATCGTCGTAATATTTATCTTTCAAGTCTTCCAAATAGTTTTTAGCTTTTGCAACCTCTTCTTTTTTAGCGAGTTTTTTTCTTCTGATGTCACGCTCTTCATCAATTTCGTCATCAAATGAGAAGTTTTCTTCCATTACAAATGTAAGATCTTCTTTTGTCAAATGAGGTTTAGTATTTTTATAATATTCTTCTAGCAGTGTGTTTTCATCTACAGTTGAATAATCAGCATTTAATCTTACGTAATCTTGTAAGTTACCACCTGTCTCATGCATAAACTCTACAAGTTTTTCTACATTGTCTGGTAATATAATTTCTTTATTATTAACTACTTGTTCGAGTACCGGTTCTTTTTCCACCTCGGTAACTTCTTTAAGAGGCGAGCTGGACTCTTCAGTGGCTCTTGTTCCTCCAGTGTCCACCTTTTCGCCATCTCCGGCTCGTTCGCCCACATCCACTGTCTTTGTTTCTCCGATTTGAATGGCATCTGTTTCTGGTTTTTCTGTTAAACTTACTTTAATAGGAGCTTCTACCTTTGTGTTAGCTTCTAACGAAGTATCTACTTTACTAAGATCAACCTGAAAAGGTACGTCTTTTTGTGTTGAAAACTTCTTTGGTGATTTAGGTTTGGATTTCATTTTCATATCCCCACCTTCTGAAGCAACTGGTTTAGCCACCTCGGTATTAGTTTTTGTTTCTTCTGACATAATATAATATAATTAAATAATTAATAATAATCTACTGTTTTTGCGTAGATTGTTTTTCAAAGTCTATAGGCATCAAATCATTGTTTCTTTGATCAATCATTTGACTTTGTTGATTGCCTTCAATTTTTATTCTTTTATCTTTACGATCTTCTATCAAAGCTTCTTTCTTTTGCATAGTTTCCATTTCCAGATTTTTAAGTTCCATATCGTACTGGTGTCTAATTTGCATTTCTTGTTGCTTGATTTGAAAAGCTGTTTGTAATCTTTGGATTTCCATTTGATTTTTAGCTTGTTCAATTTGAATATCTGTTTGAGCTAGAGCTTGAGCTTTTTGCATTTCAGCAGCAGCTGCTCTTTCTGAAGCTTCTGCATTTGCAGATGCTTGAGCCTGTATGTTTGCTTGTTGCGCTGCTTGAGCGTCTTTTTCTTTTTTCTTACGCTTTTGTTTTAAAACGTCATTAGCTAATTTAAGATTTTTAATTCTTCTAATGTCAATAGCATCTTCTAAATCAATACCTCCTTTTTGTAAAGCTATTTGAATATTTTGTTCTAGTTGTTGTTTTTCTTCTTCTTCTGGTTCTAGTTCTAAATAAATACCAAAGTCATGTAAATTAAGATTTTGTATTTCTGATAGAGTACCTACATTATAAGTAGATATAGAATTTTTTAATGAATTTAAAGTCAATGGAAATCTTAAAGAATCAGATATTTTTAAAGAAATGTTTTCACAAGTTCTAAGCGTTAACCATAAACTTGCTTGCATTACATGTCTTGTAGCTGTGTTAGAAGCGTTAACTGCCATTTTTTGTAATCCAACTAACGTATCTTTTTCTGGCGCACTACCATCTCTAGCTTCATTAAGTCCTGTCACGTCACGTATCATTTGTAGGTAATACTGATAAGTAGCTATTAAACTTTGTATTTTACCTTGACCACTAGAAGAAGCTAATTCTTGAATAGGTACTTTACCTGCGTTCATTTCTCCCTCTTGAGTTAGTGATCTACCAACTATCGAACCAGTTTGGAAATACATGTTTAAAGCTTCGGCAGCATTGTAATTTGTACCGTTACCTAAATCAACCTCAGCTAAACCATCCATATCTAAGAACACACCATCTGGTACTATTCTAGACATAACTTGTTGTAGCTTTAAATGAGTTAATTGAATCATGTCAGCAAAACCTGTTATCTTGCTTACAATAGAATCAATCTTACCTTGATACATTCTTGGCGCACATATAGTATAACTCATTTCAACCTTAGTAGTATCAGAAAAAGGTCTTGTCATATTTTCTGCTAACTTCCATTCTATAAGTTGGTTGTTACCTAGTACTTTAACTCCTCTATATAGTACTTCAATTTTTCTTGCAACTCTTCTAAATCCATCACTTGGTGGTGGATCAAATGTATCTGGCTTTTCTAATGTTTTTTCTAAGCCTTGATCAGTTTCTTTTATTTTAAAAACCTGAGTGTTAAAAGTTTTATACTCAAAGAACATTACTTGTATAGTATTCTCATCATAAGTCTGCCACCCAAACATATTTTGTCTAGAGTAACTTCTAGTTTGTTGTATTTTTGTTAACTCTTCTTCGGATAACTCTGGAAACTGTTTAGCAATTTCAGGTATAGTTAAAGCTTTTACTTCTCCTACGTAATATATATCTTCAAAGTGTGGATCATCCGTATAAGAATATATTAAATTAGCTGGATCTACGTAATCTAAAGTAACTCCATTAGCTCTATTCCAATTACTTTTTGAAGCTCCAATACCTAAAGTAACAAGATCATAATTAAATCTTTTCTTTATATTATCAAATCTGTTTCTTTTTAATGTGTCGTCAATTACTTCTTCTTCAGCTATTTCTATAGACTCTTTATAGCTAAGTTGCATATGTAAGTCTAATTCATCTTCGTTTTCTGGTAGCTTTTCTGGATCTGTTTGAAATTCATTAACTCCTAAAGTTGATTGTAGTTCTTTAAGATAAGGTTTAGCTGCCATATCTTGTAATATAGCTGTAGCGTAGTCAGTTCTTTTCTTTAATGATACAGGATCTTGAGCAAATGCTTTAATCTCATAATTCTTATTGTTCATACCATTAGCTACAATGTCTACAAACTTTGATATAACCGGAACCGGCTTCCAGTCTAAATTAAGATAAGACATATCACCATTAATAGATAGTTCATCTTTATATTTTTGTACAGGTTGCTCACCTCTAGCGTATAATCTTAAGGTATGAAATCTATTAAAAGAACTAGCAAATCTAGTGCCATTACCACCTTGTCTCCACCACTCGCTTTCTATAGCTTGTGCTACCTGCTTTCCGTAATCTTCGGAAGCTTTTTCAGCATCTGGAACCGTTTGGCTTGGAAATGCGCTATTTGGATTTGCGTATGTATTCATTTATCTAATTATTTTTGAAAGGAGTCCTTTGTTATCGTATGTCTTGATGCCAAGATCCATTTTTGTTCTCTTTGTTCTATTTACTGGAGCGTATCTATTCTTGTTACACGCCATTAAAGCAAGGCCTGAACTAATAGAGGCATCATGTGTTGTTCTGTTGTTAATATTAAAAGCAGCCCAATCTTCTAGTGTTTTTTGAAAATACATATCACCGTGTGAATCACCATTAAAACCAATTGCATTTTCAACATATGTTTCAATAGCCGCTGCGTGAGCTTGTATTATATCTTGACTAGAGTTAGGTATTCCACCAATCTCTCTTTCTGTTACAGATAGTTTACTGTATTTTTTATCAGGTCTATTCATTGAAAAACCTCTGTATCCTCTACGTTTAAAATGATAAAGTAATCTTGGTTTATTGTTTTCACATAATATTGGCATGCCATAAAATATGCAAGCCATAAGTACGTCTTCAAAAAATATCTCTGCAGTTTGAGGTCTTGCTATGTATTCTAAAAAGAAATGATCAGCAGGAGCATTCTCCATGCTAAACTTAGTTAAACCGTGTAAAGCTCCATTAGAACCTCTCTTGTCAACAGTTCCTGATATATCATAACTATCACAACCAAAAGCACCAATGTGTTCGTTGCCTGGATATTTAATTCCATTTTTTTGAATCCACCTATTTTGAAGGTTTAATTCTGGAACCCAACTTATTAAAAACCTACCGTTGGTATTAGGTGAAAATATAACTCTTGTATCTGTTATACCTTTTTCCCACATAAAATTACCTTTAGTTAATAAGTTTTTATGACGAAGGTCTTCGTTGTAATCTATTTGTTGATATATTTTAGTTAGATTAAATAAAGACATTTTAGATTCATCTCTGAACGCGTGTTTAGTAGTACGTGGAAACTGTCTATAAAATTCATTTAATCCATCCTGATCCTCTTTAAGACCTTCTACTTCATTTTCCCAATATTCAATAACCCCAATTTTGATTGGCGTTCCATGAGGTCCATGCACTTTTTCTGATGGGGTTTCGAAAACAGGATACCCATAAGAATCAATGTATCCCTCGTAATTCCATTCCATAGGTATGAACAAAGAATAGAGTCCTGAACGTGTTTGTCCATTTGCATTTCTTCTTTTAACACTTGAGTCATCGTATAATTTTTTAAAGTTTCTACCACCTTTGTCTAAAGCATTTGATGTTGATCCCATCATACACTTACCAATTACTCTACTACCTAATCTTAATGTAGTTTTAGTAACTCTCCAGTTGTTTAATATATTATTTGGTCTTTCCCATTTACCTGATTCATCATGAACTAGTAATTTTAATTTTTCACCATCATAAGCATTGTCTCCAGTATTCTTCCAATCAATAGTAGTATCAAGTCCAGCAAGATCTTCAGCTTTTTCAGTTGATACAATACTTCTTCTTGTAAATTTAGAAGCTGGTACACGATAAGCTAATTCTGTTTTAGGACGATCCATACCATCCTGTATTGGTTTAAAAAAGAAAGGATAATTAACTGATATAGGTACAACTTTGTCTGTAAACATTTTCTTAGCATCGGCACCAGATTTAGATAGTATACCAAATCTAGCATCTGTAGATATTGTTGCCATGTTAACGCATTCACCAGAAGCCATAAATGAAAAACCAGAACGTCTATTTTTTAAGTAACACATACCGTAACTTCTATAATCAGCTCTACAAGCGTCCCAGAATATAAAGAACAATCTATTTGATTCTCTAAAATCTGGTTGACCTACATCAATCTTAGACCATTGTAGATACATGTAATGTGTTCCTGTTAAATATGTAGGTACATCTCTATTTACATACCAAAAACCTTCTTCACGTCTTTTAAATTCTTCGTCAATATAATCGTAGTATGTTTCTTTAAACTCTTCTGGATACTCTCTCCAGTCAAAAACAGTTTTTATTCTTTTTAATGATTTAGGATATTCAAACCTAGTCCATTTATTATCTTTAAATTTATGAAGGTTTTCAATTTTAGGTAAAGCTATTTTAAGATCTTGTATCTCATATATCTCTCCAATCTGTCCAGTTTTAGATATAACAATCATATCATGATCTTCGTTATATCCATACTCCCATTTTTTATACCTATTCATCCTGTTAAGAATCTTAGGTTTAACGTGATTATCTAGTACTTTGTATAAAGTTTGCTTGTACATTATTTAGATCTTCCTTCAGCAAAACCACGAAACGTGCTTTCTTTTTTAACTTCTTTAGGTTTTTCATCTAACATATCTTGTTCCTCTTGTATTCTAGTTAGAATTTCAAAAGCGTCAAATATAGCTAGCTTTTTTGTTGCTGCAGCGTTTTTTAAACGATCAGCAGATATATCTGGTCCATAATCTATAATTGGTTCTTTTGCAACTTTAATTAATTCTTCAACTGCTACTTGCCCAGCTTGGATTATATTCGACTTCGTCTCCTTTGTGTTCATATTTTATAATAATATCATTTGATTTCATACAATAAACTCGCTTGCCATCTATCACAAACTCCCATTCTCTGTTACTTCTATATCCAACTAAGTCTCCAGTATTGATTCCTAGCGCTTCTAACGAACTATTACCTATTTTTAATATACCAATACACTTTTCCTCTATATCAGACGTTATATAGTTATTGTTTTTAATAGGCATGACGAAACATCTATTCATTATAGGTGTCCATTCATTATTTTTTTTATATAAATAAATTTGATCAGGCTTACAAAAATACAAATGTTCTTTAAAATATTGACCACTGTTTCTTTCTTTTCCTTTTATATCATACCATCTTCTAAATATATTGTGATGTATAATTACTTCATCACCTATTTTTATTTCTGATTTATAAGCTAAAGGAACTGAAACTACTATAGCATTTCTACTTACTAGTTTATGATCTTGAATATTTGTGTTAACAATTATTTTTTTATCACCTATATTTATTTCATTATCGTATCTACCATTTTTAGGTGTTACGATAAAATCATATATACTGTTCATTAATACTCTAAATCATACTCAACGGATATAGCCATGTTAGAATTAAACTTCTTCCATGGCAATATTTCGCTGCTTTTTTTAATAAAAATATTGTAAGAATCATCAGATAGATCTAAAGTAATAGCATGTATTGTATGACCACCGTAAACAGGTTGACCAACAGAATAATGCATTGCTTCGTTTTTATAGTCCGCGCCTATACTTATCTTTCTTATAATAGAGTCCATCTTACTTTTCTTCTTCTTCTTTTTTCTCTATTGGAGTATAAGTTCCGTCTCTTAGATTGATATTTACTTGACCATATTTATCTTCTAAGTCAGTTTTAATTTGGTTTAAAGTTACGCTATACTTTTCGTATTCTTTTATCACCTCACTTTTTTGAGCTTCTAACGAACCTAAATCTAGTAGTATTTTTTGTACTCCTGTTTGGTTTATAGTAATGCTTTCTAGTTCTTTTTTAGAAATAGCTTTGCTAATTTCTTCTACTTTTGGTAATGTTTTTACTTTTTTACTCATTTGATTTAATTTAATTGTTATTAATTGTTTTACTTATTATTATTATTACTTATAGTTTTGAATTTTTCCGCTCCACGAGAGCCAAAATATGCTACATATACTGTGATTAGCAATGACTTAAGCAGATCTACCCAACTTCCGTCGATAGAAAAACTAATATCAAGGCCATCTAGTAAAATAAAAATAACTAAAGAAATTGTTAAAAATATCAACGTCAATGGACGAGTATTCTTAGAAAGGTATGAATCGCTTTTCATATCGCTTTCCCAACGTTTAGTTATTTCTTGCAACTCTGTCATATCTTGTTCTAATAACTTTAGTGCTTTCTCTTTATCTTCAACAAGAAGAACAGGATCTT